ACGATTGATCTGGACGAGACGCCTAAGGCGGTAGATGAGCCACAGATCGTGGTTGAGGAAGAGCAGGCACCTGTAGAGGAGCTTGAACTGGAGGAAGACAAGCAGGAGCCTGTAGAAGAAAAACCGTCCAATAAGGGGGCTACGCGGCATCAGCGGCTCAAGGCGGCCAGAGACCGGGCTATTGCCGAAGCTGAAGCTGCCCGGGCGGAGGTTGAAGCTCTCAAGGCCAAGATTGCTGCCATGGAGCGAGATGCCGGCGAAGCTACTGGCGCGGCGGTTGACTTCTATATCAAGCAGCTTGAAGACAGCATCAAGAGCGCCCGAGACAGCTACAATGCGGCTCTGGCTGCCGGCGATCAAGACAAGCTCTTTGACATTCAGGTGCGTATCGCGGAAGCCGTCGCGCAAAAGCAGCAAATGGAGGCTCGCCGAGCGGCAGCCATCCCCCCAAAAAACGCCTCTGGTTCGGAAGCCCCGCCGGCGACCGCTACGGCTAAGCCTCCGCGCCTCAGTGCAGCCGCACAGGAATGGAGGCGTGAAAACTCATGGTGGCTTAACAAGGATAAGGTAGCAACGGCAGCGGTTCGAGAGCTTGCCAACGAAATGGTCAGCGAAGGGTGGGACCCCAACGACAGCGACTACTTTGAAGAGCTTGACAGGCGGCTGCGCGCAGAGCTTCCGCACAAGTTCAGAGACAATCAGGCAAAGCGTCCGGCCACGCTGCAGAACCGGGGCAATCCAGGGCCGACTGGCGGCAAGCTTACCGTCAGAATTACGCCTGAAGATCGCGAACTTGCTAACAGGATGGGCATTGATATCAAGGAATATGCCCGACAAAAGGCTATGCATGAACGGGCAGCTACGGGCGTAAATCAAGGATACGTGGAGATTTGACATGGCTATCAAGCTGAAGCCCCCCGCACTTGAATCTTTGGAAGAAGAAGAGTATAATCCTGCGCGTCTGCTCGATATTCCTACATTCGGTGATGAAGACCGTTATGTTTATCGCTGGATCAGGTTTCGGGCAGGCAGCGAAGATGACTACAATAATGTAGGTGCGCGCATGCGCCAGGGTTGGGTTTTCGTTAAGCTGGATGAGGTTCCAGAGGGTTACGTTTTCCCGGCCATTGGTTCAAAGATCGAGCATCTGCAGAATTGTGTCGTCAATGGAGATTTGGTGCTGGCTAAGCTGCCACGTAGCAAAGCCAAGGCGATGCAGAAGTGGGCCGAGGATCAGGCTAACAACGCAGAGGCGGGGTTCAACTCGCGGCTTATTCGCTATGAGGACGGCGGCAACGTCCACACCTTTGATAATCAAGGGTCCAGGACGGTCACGCGAGGAGTGCGACCTTCCTTTGCGTAAAGGAGTTTAACGATGCCGCTTTCTTTTCGGCCATTCGGTTTTCGTTTTGTCAAGAACCTGAGCGGTTCGCACGGCAACGAAACGAATGTCTATCCGCTGCCCAATGGTGCAGCTTGCCCCGATCTGGCCAAGGGTTCGCCCGTCGCCATGAACGGTGGCGTTCTTACGAGTGTTGGTGGTGGCACAGCGCCTGTGCTTGGTGTCTGCACCGGCTTTTTCTGGGTTGATCCTACGACAAAGCAGCCGCAGGAGCGCAGCTGGATTCCTGCTGACGTTTCCAGCGCTGGCACCTACAACGGGCTGTCGCAGCCGGGCGCTTATGTGGTTGACAATCCTGACGCTGTTTATATGGTGCAGGCCGACGGCTCCGTCAGTGCGGGCGACGTTGGTCTGAACTTCCGCGTTACGGCTTCTAGTGGTGATGTTGACACGGTCTATGGCGTCAGCCGGTATACGCTTCAGGCTTCGACGCGGACCTCGGCTGTTACTGGTGCGGTCAAGTTGGTGGGTCTTGCGGCTATTCCTGACAACGCCTGGAACGATCCGTTCCCGGTTGTTCTTGTCAAGGTGAACCGTAGCATCCTGACTGAGACCAGCGCGTTCTAAGGGAGGAACAATAGATGTCCGTTCTTAATCGGGCCCAATTCGCGAAACAGCTTGTTCCAGGCCTTAACGCGATTTTTGGCATGAACTACAAGTCTGTTGACAATCAGCACACGGTTCTTTTCGACATCGAAAAGTCCGACCGGAGCTTTGAAGAGGAAGTGCTGATGACCGGCTTCGCCAGTGCGCCCAACAAGCAGGAGGGGGCTCAGGTCGAGTTCGACACCGCCTCTGAAGCGTGGACTGCGCGCTGGACTCATGAGACCGTGGCGATGGCTTTTGCTATCACCGAAGAGGCCATTGAGGACAACCTCTATGGCACTACGGGCAAGCTGAAGGCCGCGAGCATGGCTCGTGCGATGGCTAACGCCAAGCAGCTCAAGGCGGCGAACGTCTTCAACAACGGCTTTAACGCTGCCTTTGCGGGTGGTGATGGTCAGCCGCTGTTCTCGACTACGCATCCGACGCTTGGCAACGGCAATGTCAGCAACCGCGTTAGTGCGGACCTCAGCGAAACGGCTCTTGAAAATGCTCTGATTGACATCTCCCTTACCAGGGATGATCGGGGTATTTTGATCGGGGCTACTGCGCAGAGCCTGCACGTTCCGCCCAACCTTCAGTTTGTGGCTCACCGCATTCTGAAGAGCACCGGGCGGGTGTCTACTGCCGACAACGATACCAATGCCATCCGGGACATGGGCATGTTCCCCAAGGGCACCCATGTCAACCACCGCTTTACGGACCCCAATGCGTGGTTCATTCGCACGGACGTGCCTAACGGGACCAAGATGTTTGTCCGCGTTCCGCTTGGCACCAAGGACGATGTGGACTGGCTGACCGGCAATATGCGCTACAAGGCTCGCGAGCGTTATAGCTTCGGTTGGGGCGACTGGCGGCAGTGGTATGGCTCTAGTGGTTCGTCCTAAGGAGTTGGGGGCATGACCACATTTAGTTATCCAGCCAACATCCGACGCGGCGAACCCGGAGCCTCTAATTCTGTCGAAAATGCCAGCGTCGGTAAAATACCGTTTCATCTCATTCGGCGCATTACCGTTTCTGATACGGGTGGTGCTGTTGGGACTACTACCATTCCGTTGTTTATTGCACCGGCCGGCAGCAGGCCGTTTGATTGCGTTGTTGACGTTGTGACCGGTTACAATCAGACAAATGCGAGCACTTTTGTCCGTGTCGGCACAGCGGCCAATCCAACCTGTATGCTTGTTCCTACCACTGTCAATACTGCCGGCCGGCGCGAAATTGCTGAAACTGCGGCCCAGGTCAGCATTAACGATATTGTTTATGCGGTGGATACTACAATTCAGGCTGTTGTCAGCATCGAAACTTCTACGGTAACTGCCGGCGACATTATTATCACTGGCATTTTTCGATAGTTGATGCTATAATGGCAAATGCTTGAGAGGAGGGGGCGCTCAAGCGTCCTCTCCTTTTTTAGGGAGCCGGAATGACTACGCCAGCCTTTGACGATATTCTGCAGGACGCTGTGGGCATGGTGGGCGGAGGCCCGGTCCTTGCCGAAGAATTGTCGTCTGCCATGCGTGGGCTTAACCAGCTTCTTGTTGATCTGCAAAACAAGAACCTGCTTCTGCACAAAATTGATGTTACGGTTGTGCCGGTAAGCACAGCTACGGTTACGCTTGATCCGTCGTGGCTGGATGTGCAGACTGTTAACTGCGAAGATGTAGAGCTGCAGCGGCTTGGGTTCAAATCATGGGCAAACTTGCCCACCACTGGCGAAGCACGGCCGACTCAGTATTGGTTTGATCGTCAGGCGTCGCAAGGCGTCATCAACGTCTGGCCCACTCCAGACACTCAGTATGATCTGACAGTATGGGGGCAGCGGCACGCCGACATGCTTACGCGCGCTTACGATTTTGTCGATATTCCCAAGCGCTTTTGGCCTGCCGTCACTTTTGGTCTCGCTTACTGGATTGGGTTGCGCCGGCCTCGCGTTGACGCTCAAAAGCTTGCGCTTATCAAGGCCGAATATGTGGAAAAGCTCAAGGCAGCCATGCAGGAAGATCGTGAACGCTCCAGCTTTATGATTCGTTTGGGGCATGGCCGATGAACTACGACGAGCTCATTGAGTCGCTGCAGCGCACAATGGAAGAAAACTCCTCGGAGTTTCAGGCCGAGTTGCCGCTGCTCGTTGTTCGGGCTCAGAACTATTTGCAGCGCCGCTTGGACCCGCCGGACATCGTTACCTATGTTACGGTCACTGGCGCTGCATCTTCAAAAGAACTGACGTTGCCGAGCGACCTGCTTGTCCTCAGGGGCGTTGATGTTCTGGTTTCTTCCGAGCAGCGGCCTCTGCTTCAGCAGACTGCCGAGTGGCTTACCACTTATTGGCCCATTGCTACAAGTGTCGGCACGCCCAAGTATTATGCAGCCAAGGACAACAACAGCATTCTGCTGGCTCCTACTCCAGTTTCGGCATTTCCTTTCGTAGTTAAGTATATCGGCAAGGTGCCGCTTCTTAGCACCAGTGTCAGCAGCAACTGGTTTACTGAAAATGCTGAGAATGCTTTCTTTTTCACGGCTATGATGTATGCCAATTATTGGGCCAAGAATCCGGAGATGGC